TTACCTTCTAACGGTGAGATTCCTAAGCCTCCTAGAGAGCTTGGTAAGAAAGGTAAAGAAGTTTGGAACACTATTTGGTTAGCTGGGAAAACTTGGCTATCTCCAACTGCAGATTTGCCGATGATTATTCTAACCTGTCATGCTTATGAAGAGCTTGAAGATATGCGTATTGAAAAGAAACGCTTAAAAACTGAAGGTCATCTTTATTATCTTTTACCTAACGGTGCTGAAGTTGCTCATCCTATTTTTGGTCAGGAGAAAGCTTTAAGAGTTCAGTTTACAGCTTGGATGTCTATGTTGGCAATGTCACCTACAGACCGTGCTCGTTTAGGTGTAGCTGAAGTTCGTGAAGAAGATGAGATGGATAAGCTGTTAAAGCTTAAAGAAGCTCGCATAGCTAACAGAGGTAAAGATAGTAATGAGTAGTTTATTATTACCTGAACCTGATGAAGCTTGGGCTCCAGCACATTACACTAAACCTAAAACTGCTTACAGTCGTGGTGAAGATGTTACAGACTTTGCTCAACTGTTAATGAAAAACCCTAAAGGTATCACTGCTGGTGAGCCTTTAACTTTCACTAAATGGCAGTCTTGGTTAATGGATGCTTTGTTTGAAGAGAAAGAAAACGGTTTCTTAAGGTATCGTTTCGCTCTTGTAGGTTTGCCTCGTAAACAAGGTAAATCACTTGTATCTTCAGCTATCGCTTTGGAACAGTTAGTTAACGGTGTTGCTGGCGGTGAAATCTATTCAGCTGCTGGTTCTCGTGAGCAGGCTAGCATTGTTTTTAAAACAGCTAAAGATGCTGTATTAGCTTCACCTGTTTTAAGTAAATATATTAAAGTGTATAATAATGCTTTAGAGAATCCTAAAACAGGTTCTATTTATAAAGCTTTGTCAGCTGATGGTAACCTTGCACACGGTTTAAACCCTTCATGTTCTATTCTTGATGAGTTGCATATTTGGCCTTCTAGCGCTACAAATGATAGAGGTCGTGAACTTTTCGAAGCTTTGCTTTCAGGTTCAGGTGCTCGTAATGAATCTATAGCTATCGCTATAACTACTGCAGGTTCCCATAAAGAAACTCTTTTAGGTGAACAGTATGAATATGGTTTACGCATTGCTAACGGTGAGCATGAAGATGACTCTACAGGAATGTTTTGGTGGGAAGCACCAGCTGATGCTTTACCTACAGACCGTGAAGCATGGTATAAAGCAAACCCTAACCTTGCTGAAGGTTTACTTTCTGAAGAGTATTTAGAATCTCAACTTGCAAGGGCTGAAGCAGGTTCTTATGCACACTTCCAAAGACTTCATATGAATCAGTGGGTTCATGTTGGTGGGGAACAGTTCATTAACCCTACTTGGTGGAAAGAAGCAGAAAGAGATGTTATCATTCCTGACGGTACAGATATTACTATCGGGTTTGACGGTTCTATCAGTGAAGATGCTACTGCTATTATTGGTTGCACTATGGATGGCACTTTGTTTACTTTAGGTGTCTGGGAGACAGACTATAAAGAAGAAGGTTGGACTGTTCCTAGGACTGAAGTTCATGAAGTTTTAGAATCTGCTTTCAGTAGATATAATGTTAAACTTCTTTATGCTGACCCTTACTATTGGCAATCAGAGATTGAAGAGTGGCACCGTAAGTGGCCTAGGTTTATTGAACGCATGCCTACAAACTCTATACAGCGTGCTTCTGAAATGTGTGGAGCTTTTATTGTAGACTTGTCTGACAGAACTATAGGTCATGATGGTAACCCTACATTAACTAGACATGCTTTAAACGCTATTGCTAAAGACAATGGCACATTCCGCAAAGATAAAAAAGGTTCTTCCAGAAAAGTTGATGCTTTAATGGCTGCTGTTTTAGCAAACGCTGCTCGTAACGCATATTTAGAGAAAGAAAACCGTAAACAAAATCAAAGGAGTATTAGGTCATTATGAGCCTATCATCAGAAGAAAAAAATAATGTTATGGGACTGTTCAAACAACTCCGTGCCTATGATTCTAAAAACGCTGAAAAAGAAAGATACTATGAAGGTAAAAACAAAGTTAAAGCCTTAGGTATCGCTGTAGACCCTTCACTTGCAAATCTTCGCACAGCTATTGACTGGGCTAAAACTGTTGTAGATATCAAACAGGAACGCTTAAAGTTTGAAGGATACATTGACGATAGTGATTTAGGTTTGATGGATATCTTCCGTGCTAATGATTTAAACTTACAGTCTAAACTTGCACACAATGATGCTATGAAGTTTGGTGTGTCTTTCGTTGCTGTAGGTACAGGCGCTTTTGGTGAGCCTTCACCTCTTATAACTGTTGAATCACCTAAGCGTTTCACTGCTGATTTTAACCTTCGTACTCGCCGTCTTGACAGTGCTCTTTCTGTAACTCGTGATGGCAAAGGTCAACCTTTAACAGGTGCATTATATCTACCTAACGAAACAATATATGTAGAGTTTTTTGAAAAGAACTGGTATGAAATCGCTCGTGATGAGCATGGTTTAGGAAGAGTTCCTGTTGCTGTTATTCGTAACAACCCTCAGACAGGTGAGTTCCATGGTAAGTCAGATATTACTAACGCTGTAAGAGAGATTACAGACAGCGCTATGAGAACATTACAACATATGGAAATCAACTCACAGTTCTACAGTTCACCTCGTATTATTGCTTTGAACGCTGCTCAGGAAGCCTTTACAGACAGTGACGGTAACCCTATTAACGCTTTTAACGCTATCGCTGGAAACATTCTTGATTTTCCTTATAACGCTGCTGATAAAGTTCCTACAACTGTTACACAGTTAAACGCTAACAGTCCTGCTCCTTTCATTGACCAGATTAAAATGTATGCTCAACTGTTGTCACAGGCTACAGGTATCCCTTCAAACCTTCTAGGTTTCGATACAGGTAACCCTACTTCTGCTGAAGCAATAACTGCTATGGAAACACGCCTTATCAAAATCGCTGAAGATAAACAAGAAATGTTCAGTATGGGATGGCTTGAAGTTGCTAGACTTGCACTTCTAGTTCGTGATGGTTCTATCCCTGAAGAAATGTCTCGTGTAGATACTGTATGGCGTGACCCTGCAACAATCACTCGTGCTGCAAGCGCTGACGCTACACAGAAACTTATCGCTTCAGGTGTTCTTCTTCCTGACAGTGAAGTTACTTACAACCGTCTTGGAATGACTGACGCTGAAAAACGCCAGCTTGACAGTGAGAAAAGAATCGCTACAGCAAACGCTTTAGTTGCTAACCTTGCTACTGCTACACAAACCGCTACAAATATTTAAGGATAACTTATGGCTTTCGAAAGAGAAAGATTCCTTTTAATCCGTGAAAACCAGAAGAATATTAAAAGGGTTAATGTTTTAACTGTTGAAGAAACTAAAAGACTTCTCAGTGTTGCAACAGACTATGATGTGTATGAAACAGGTGGTTTTCTTCGTAAAATCATTCCTTCATTAACTTCAAGATATGGTGCTGTACAGCAGGCGTTGGCTGTTAAACATTTTAATGATTTAAGAGAACTAGATAACATAGATACAGTGTTTAAAGCAATCGCTCCTAAACTTGATGAAGTTGCTAAAACTAACGGTATTATAGATTATGCTATGAGTTTAAGATATAACAAAGGCTTTGAGTCTATGGTGACTACATTACAGAATGAAATCACTCGTGCAACTTCAAGTTATAACCGTGACACTATAACATACAACAGTGCTCTTGATGAAACTGTTGTCAGTGTTCAAAGGGTGGCTGAAGCAGGCGCTTGTGCTTTCTGTTCTATGATGGCTTTAAATAGTTATAACTATACTACAACAGAAAAAGGTTTACCTTCAAGTCAAGATTTCGCTGTAGACTATCACAACTTATGTCATTGTAGCATTGAAACTATCTATAAAGGTCAATCAACTATACAGCCTGAATATTATGAAAAAATGCAGGAAGAATACACTTCTGCTGAAAAAACTTTATATGAAGAAAGTATAGCGAAACAGGCTGAACTTGGTTATGAAACTCGTAAAGACTTTCTTAAAGATAACCCTGAATATAGTGCAACTACTAAAAATATTGCTCGCATATTCCGTGAACAAACAGATAGAGCATAAACCGTTCGGTTTTACACTTAAACGGCTTTATATATATTAGAGTGTAATACTCAAAGATTTCTGACAAACAGTCAGACACAGCCGCATGGCTGATTACATCCCCGCATGGAGAAAAATAATGGATACAACAAACGCTGAAACTAACACAGAAACAGATATCGATAATGTTAATGATACAGTTACAGATGAAGCAACTACTGACGCTGCAGAGCAGAAAGA